TTTTCGTGTTCAACAGATTGTAGCTTTAATGTTTCAGTTGATCAAAAAGAAGTAACTAGTCAAACTTCGGCATGGTATAGAGAATATAAGAACGATATAGCTTCTTGGGGGATATCTTGTAACGGTTTAATTACCTTATCAGGGTATGGTTATTTATTCCTTTTAAACCAACAACAAACTAGGACTACAATTCTAGTAAAATTCGTAATAGATAACGGAGTAGACGGGTTAGTAATAATTAGCGGTAACTGTAACCTAACTAGTTTAGACATAAATGCCCCTTATAAGGATATTGCGACCTATTCAGTTACTTTACAGGGTACAGGTGCGTTCGGTACTTCAGGGGCTACAATAGACCCTAGCGGCACAGTAATAACAGGTGGTGCGACAATAATGAAACAATTTACTGCAGCAGGTGGAGAAACTACAAAGGTTTGGACTGATTTAATCGGTAATGACATTCTTTATGTTTCACGTGGTGGTATTGATGTAAGAGAAATACTAACAACAGGAACGCCAGTAGATAATCAGGTTAAATGGAATAAGGCAACGGGTACGTTAACATTTGGCAGGGTTTTAGAATCAGACGAATTTATTAGAGGGCTTTTTAATTAAAAACTATGAGACAAATAACAAATTATCCTAATTATTTAATTACTCTTACAGGTAAAGTATTTAGTCTTTATACTATGAAATGGTTAAAGCCACATAGTGTAGCTAATGGTTATCAACAAGTTCAATTATTTAATAATAATGGTAATAAGCATTTATTAATTCATAGATTAGTAGCTGAAGCGTATTTAGATAATAAAGAAAATAAAAGAACAGTAAATCATTTAAATGGTATTAAAAACGATAATTGTTTATTAAATTTAGAATGGGCTACTGATTCAGAAAATCAATTGCATTCATATAAAAATGGATTTAGTTATAATAGTCAAAAACAAAGAGATGCAGTAAGACAAACAGGTAAAAGAGTAGGTAAAGAAAATGGCATAAAAGGTGGTTTAAAGAAAAGAAAGTTAATTTTAAACGATTTAACTGGCATTTTTTATAACGGATTACAAGAAGCGGCAGATTCTATTGGGATTAAAAAGGGTACATTGAATTCAATGATGATAGGACAAAATCCAAATAGAACAAATTTAAGATACGTTTAAAATATTATATAGATGTCAAATCAACTGGATATAACTGGCGGAGCAAGGGTAAGGGGATTAAATGGTGTAATAACAGGTACAACAGGGGTGTTAAGTTCACTTCCTATAAATACTGCTAATGGTATTCCGCAATTAGATTCTAGTGGCAAAATATTAGTTAGTCAGCTTCCTAATAGTGTTATGGAGTTTCTAGGTACTTGGAACGCAGCTACTAATACTCCTACTTTAGCAAATGGAACGGGTAACGCTGGTGATGTTTATTTGTGTAACGTGGCAGGTACGGTTAACTTCGGTGCTGGTCCTATTGCTTTTATAGTTGGCGATTATGTAGTTTATTCAGGTTCAACGTGGGAAAGGTCAGGTGGTGCAGTAGGAACGGTTACAAGTGTAGGATTAACTGAATCAGGCGATTCTTTAACGATAACAGGAAGTCCTGTAACAACAAGCGGAACGATTAATATAGGATTCAACGGAACAAATTTACAATATGTAAACGGAGCAGGAAACTTGACAACCTTTCCGATATTAACAGGGTTTGTACCATATACAGGTGCAACTGCAAATGTTGATTTGGGTACTTTTAATTTGACTGCTGATGTTATTACAGGAGCAACAGGTTCTTTTGCATCAAATGGTGGTAGTGATACTTTCGCTATTAATCATTCAAGCGGTAGCGGAATTGCTTTGAATATTACTAAAGGTGGTGCTGGCGAAGGATTATACATAAACAAGACAAGTGGAAGCGGAAACGCAGCAACGATAATAGGTACATTAAACGCAACTACTTTAGTAAAGAGTGGAGGTACATCAAGTCAGTTCTTAAAGGCTGATGGCACAGTTGATTCAACTGCTTATCAAAGTGCTTTAACATTAACAACAACAGGAACTAGCGGTGCTTCTACATTAATAGGTGCAACATTAAACGTACCTACTTATACCTTAGCAGGTTTAGGTGGTGTACCAACTTCTAGAACAATAACTATAAACGGAACTACATACGATTTAAGTGCAGATAGGACTTGGACTATTAATTCAATGGTTTACCCTTCAGCAGGTATAGCGGTTTCAACAGGTACTGCGTGGGGAACTTCTTTAGTAGATAATTCAGCTAATTGGGATACGGCTTACACTTTGAGAATAACAAGTGCAACTGCTCCTTTAAGTATTAGTTCTAACGTTATTTCAATAGCACAAGCTACTACTACAACAAGCGGTTATTTATCTAGTACAGATTGGAATACTTTTAATAGTAAGATGCAAGGCGGTGGTTTAACGGCAGGTAAAGTTCCTTTTGCGGTAGGTTCTTCTTCTTTAGGTGATACTAACTTAAACTACAATGGTGGGAACTTTGGTTTTGCTACGGCTGCAAGTACTTACAGAATAGATGTAAGCGGTAGCGTAAACGTAACGGGTAATTACTATGTTAACGGAGTAGCAATAACAACAGGCGGTGTAACGGGAACGGGTACTACAAACTACCTACCTAAGTTTACTGCTGCTTCTACAATAGGAAATAGTAATATTACAGATAGTGGTACATTGATTACTTTAGGTTCTAATAGTGTAGTAAGTGGTACTGCAAATATTCAAGATACTTTAACTGTAACAACAGGTACTACAAAAGGTATAAATTTTGCAGGAACTAAATTTGTAGAACCTACAAATGCTGCTGCATATACTCAAGTATTAATACAACCTAATTCGGGAAATAAAGATGCAGTATTTCAATTTGCTCCAAGTGGAACAAATACTACTTCAGTAATGGAATTCTATGGCGGTTCAAATACTGGTTTAACTACAAATAGATTTATATTTAAAAATAATAATGGGGTTTTACAAATAGGTGGAGATGGTGCAGCTTTACCTATTATATTTATTGCAAGTAATTTAGAAAAAATAAGAATTAATGCAAGTGGTGATTTGGGACTAAACACAACCACAATCGGCTCTAAACTACAAGTCAATGGAAACGCTGCAATAGGTTATTCAGCATCTACCGCAGCACCTACAAATGGATTAGCAGTGAGTGGGAATGTCTTAATAGGAACTACAACAGATTCAGGCTACAAGCTAGATGTCAACGGAACGGGAAGGTTTGGTTCAGATAACAGTAATGGTGATTTAACAATAATTTCAAATTCAACTCCATTTTTAATTAGAGGCAGAAGTCCTTATTCAGCAGCAGGTTTAATATTGACTTGGGCTATTAGTCCAAATACGGGAATTATGTGTGCTCCTACGTTAGGATTTAATACTAACGCAACGCTTGGGTCTACTGTTGGAACACGAGCCTTAACACTATCCTCCACAGGAGCAGCTACATTCTCTAGTAGTGTAGGAGTATCAGGTGCATCAAGTGGTTATTCTAAATTAGATATTGCAGGAAATGGTGGAAGTATAGCAGCATTTGCTTCAATTCAATTTTACGATAATAATAGTGGAGGTTCAAGAAACTTTGCTTGGAGTAATGGCGGTGGTGGAAATACTACTGATTTAATAGGAAAATTTGTTTTATCAGCATCAACTGCACAAGGAACAAATGCATTAATTGGAAATGCTTTAATGACTATCACAGGTTCAGGCAATGTAGGAATAGGCACGAGCAGTCCTAGTGTGTTGTTGCATTTAGCAAAAGCATCTGCCGCAAATCAATTATGGTTACAATCTACAACGGGAACAAATGCTGCCTATATGAATTTTATAAATTCAGGTGGGAATAATTATTTTGGTGTAGATAATTCAAGTGGAACAGGTTTATTTGCAACTGGTGGTGCTGCTTATGGATTTAGTATGGTAACTGAATCAGCTTATCCATTATTATTTGGTACTAACAATACCGAAAGAATGCGTATCACATCGGGGGGAAACTTACTTGTAGGAACTACAACGGATAATGGATATAAACTAGATGTTAATGGTATTACTAAAACAAACGCTTTAGCATTAGGAAATACAACATTTACATCTAGCACTACAATGACTTCTTCTTTCTATTTTTGGGAGTTTACGGGTGCGGCAGGACAAACTTTAACTATGTATTCTTCTACGGGTAACAATAATACTCATTTTATAAAAAATAGTTCAGGTATAGCGGTAACAATAGCAGCACATTCAGGGGGTGTTATAATGGGATTAAGTAGCGGTTCAGGTTCAACTAGTATTTCATTAGGAGCATATAAAACCATTCAGCTTATATCACGTGGCGGTAGTGCTTGGTATATAATGTATCAAAACGTATAAATAAAAAATAAATAATATGAAAATTCAACCAATCAGTTCGTGGCAAAACGGACAAGAAAAACTAGGTACAATCTTTAACTTATATGTAGTTAATGACAATTTAAGTACTTCAGCTACTTTTTATTACTCAATTTCAAGTGAAGAAATAAGCCATTTAGAAACTAAAACAGTTATTGACCCTATTACAGGCGAAGAAGTTACTACTGATATTTTAGTAATAGATGCTTATGCTGAAAAATTAGTAGACGGTAATTTAACTATGGATGGAGCAGACTATCAAACTTGGGATTCAGACCCTTCTGCAAATGAAGCGGCTTATACTTGGAGTATGGATAAATTAAATTTGGTTGCAGTAGTATAATATAATTATATTTGTAAAAACTATAACATGAAATACACACAATTAAACACATTAGTAGCTAATTTAAACGCAGTAATTGGCAGTCAAGAAACCAAAGTAGCTAAAAAGCTATTCAAGTTATTTGAAAAGGTTAAACCTAGCTACGAGGAATATCAGGCTAAAGTTGAGGAATTACGTTTAGATAACGCACAAGTTGACGATAAAGACTGTTTATTACTTAACGACAAAGGCGAATACAAATTTACTAAAGACGGAATCAAAAAACTAACTGAACAAATCAAGGAACTAGGAGAAAAGGAGTTTGAGTTTAAAGCTATTGAAGTTATTAACGCAAATGGTTTAGAAAACTTTACTTTCCTAGAAAATTGGACAACAGGTATCACATTTATTAAAGAAGAAGAAGAAGTATTGTAAAATGGCAACAAGTTTAATCGTTTTTTTAATTGGTCAGGCACTGACTATTTTAATTGGTCTAATTAGTATTTATATTAAAGTAAGTTTAAAGCTAAAGGAACTCGAAGTAAGGGTTTCAATGGTGGAAAAGCAAGACGATATTATAGCAAAGAAATTAGACAACATTTTAGAAACGATTAACAGGCTTGCTATTGAGTTACAAAACAAGCAAAACCGATGAAAGATTTAATTATTACTTTACTTATTATAGTAGCTATTATTGTTATTTCTAACAATGTTACAAGTACAAATCAAGTAGTAATAGTTAAGACCGACACAGTTTATAAGACCGACACGACAACGTTTTACAAGAAAGGGAATAGCATCCCTTTTGTCGTTTTAGACACTTTATACCAAATAGATGAAATACACGACACAATACACATTTTACAAGATTATGTACAGACTAAGGTTTATTCTGATACAATTAAGGTCGATTCTAGTTCGTTTGTTATTTTAGATACAATAAGTAGAAATTCAATTATTGGAAGGCGTTTTACTGCTCAAATAAGCGAGAAAATGATATATAATACTATATCATTTGAGAAAAAGGCTAGGAATGAGGTTTATTTAGGCATATTAGCCGATTTAAGACACTTTGATAACAAAGTAGGGTTAGGAGTTAACTTAGGATTTAAAACGTCTACAAACGCCTTATTTACGCTTTCTGCTTCGACTAACTTTTATTCATTTGGTTACTATAAAAAATTATAAAATGAGTATTAAAGGATTTATAGAAAATATGTTAGCAGGGGAAAACGGAGCGATAAGCCATAAAAGGGTAATAGCAACTATTGGGGCTTTATGTTTATTCTCGGCTTTTATGTTTAAGGTTAATATTGATTCACATTTGGCTGACCTTATATTTTGGCTTGTTTGTAGCTGCATGGGTTTAGCTTCACTAGATAAATTTACAAAATGAAAGACAACGAACGATTAGCATTTGAAGTAGCTGGTTTTATTTGGGGTGTATTAATGACATATTTTATAATGAGTTTATGATAAGCAAAAAAGCGTCTGATTTTATAATATTGCACGAGGTAGGAAGTAAATCATACTACGAACGATTCCTACAGAAACCTACTTATCCTAAAGGAGAAAGCGGGCTTACGGTGGGCTTCGGCTATGATTTAGGCTACCAAACAGAAAAGCAATTTCTAAAGGATTGGTCAGGTGTTATTAATTTAAACTTTGTAAACGCTTTAAGGCGGTTTATAGGGGTTAAAGGTGAAAAGGTTGTACCTATGATGAAGGGCGAAGTAATGAACGTTAGAATACCTTATTTAGCTGCTTATGAAGTGTTTATTAAATCCCAGTTGCCTAGATACTACAAACTTACAAAGGATATTTATCCTGAATTAGAAACATTAAACGAAGATACTCAAGGGGCTTTGGTTTCAATGGTATTTAACAGGGGTAATAAATTAGAAGGGGATTCACGAAAGGAAATGAAAGCTATTGTTAATTTAGTAGCTAAACAGGACTACGAAGGAATTGCAGAACAGGTTGAAGCTAGTAAACGACTTTGGGAAAATAAAAAAATGGAGGGGTTAGTTACTAGACGGGAAGCAGAAGCAGATTTGATTTTACAATCTATCGCATAAAAACCAAACAATGACCAAACAAACAACACTAAGAACAAAAAGAAAACGCCTCTACTTTGACGTGGAAACTGCACCGAATATTGGCTTCTTTTGGCAGGCTGGGTACAAGTTACAAATTGGTCCACAGAACATTATTAAAGAACGGGCTTTAATTTGCATTTGTTATAAGTGGGAAGACGACAAAGAAACACAATCATTAAACTGGGATAGTAAGCAATGCGACAAAAAGATGCTTCAGGCATTTGTTAAGGTAGCAAACGAAGCAGACGAATTAGTAGGGCATAATGGCGACAAATTCGATTTAGCTTGGATAAGGACTAGATGTTTATTTCACGAAATAGAAATGTTCCCTACATACGTTACAATAGATACATTAAAGGTCGCACGTTCTAAGTTTAAATTCAATTCTAATAAATTAGATTACATAGGTAAATTCTTAGGCATTGGGCAAAAGATTAAAACAGACTTCAGTTTATGGACTGATATTGTTTTAAAGAAGTGTCCTGTAGCTATGGGTAAAATGATTAAGTACTGCAAAATGGACGTAATACTACTTGAAAAGGTACACAAGAAACTATCTAACCATATACCATCCAAGACGCATTACGGGGTTATATTTGGTGGCGACAGGGGTAGTTGTCCTGAATGTGGTTCCGATGAACTTGTAAGAAAAGGAACTAGAGTTTCAGCAACTGGCGTTAAAAAGGTTCAGTATCAATGTAAGACCTGCTCTAAAACACATACTAAAACTGATAAATAATGGCGACAAGTAAGCTACCAAAAGGATTTAATAAAATGACTTTACTACAACAAGAACAAACACTAGCTAAGAAACTAAACGAAATGTATTTAATAGTTGATGAAATTACTAAGGCACTAGCTAAGGTTAGAGGCGGCTATAAATACCAAGTAACGGAATTAATTAGACCTGACTTAGAAGAACTAAAAGTATGAAAATAAAAATTACATATAAAAAGCTAGGTAAAGAGAAAGTACATGGGTTAGCGTGGTCTGACGGTGAAATTTATATAGATTCAAGGCTGAAGGGTCGTAAACACTTAGAAATACTTATTCACGAAGTTGCTCACTTGCTTTGGGCAGAAGACGACGAAGATGCCATAGTTGAAAAATCAATAACTTTGACTAAGATACTTTGGAAAGAAGGTTATAGACGGGTTGATAATAGTAAGCATTTGCCGTTACAAGACGGCAGTAAATAGTTGTTTGTTGGTATGGTTCTGCCTTCCCCTAAAAAGGAGGGCAGTTTTTGTTTTAATACACTATATTTGCAGCGATTCATAACAGGTTTACGGGGACTTATTTCTATTTGTCCCCCTTTTTTTGCTCATTCAATTGAGTAATTTCACTCATTGTATTGAGTAAAGTCCTTTATACATTATATCCCATATAATTTTTTATCTTTAGTTGTTATTTCATTATAAAATGAAGTAAACCACTTAGTGCAAAATCTATCATTAATTGTACATTCTTTTATAAAATCTGCATATGAATCTGGATATTTGCCCTGAAATTCATTTGAATTTGAATAGTAGTGTTCAAAAACATCTGCAGTTCCTTTTTGTATAAAAACAATCAACTTAAATATAGTTTCCATATTTATTTTTATGTTGCCTTCTTTAATACGATATACTGTTTTTCTACCAACCCCTAAAACATTTGCTATTACGGCATCACTAAAAGATGTAGAAGATTTAAATAGTTTATATATTTCTCTTGTGTTTAAAAAAGAAATGTATAAAGAATTAATATCAGTATCTGAAAGTATAGAAGGCTTTGATATAGTTTCTATTGCACTTTCTCCTCCATTAAACAATTGGTCTGAAATACCTGAATAATAATAAATATAATGCTTCTCTCTATTTGACAATTGTTCTAAAGACACATTATTTTCTATTATATCAACAATTGGGGAAAGGTTAATTTCTTTTAATTCATCTATCCATTTATTAACAAGAATATTATGCGACTTTCTTAAATGCATAAGCGGTCTTTTAACTCCAACAGTAGTTTTACCAATGTATTTATATACATCATTTCTTGGGTCTCTTAAACCATAAATTAAATTTGTGTACTTCATAACACAAATATACTTTTATTTAAACGTAATATCAAATTTACTTATCCTTTATAAAACCCATAAAGTATAATAATAGCTTAACTTTCTAATTTAAGTACAACAACTTTTTATAATTCTATTACAAACAAACTCCGAATTAACCCTAATTATGTCACATATTTTGCAATATTTGTGACACTATTTCGGGTATTGTCCAAATTACACTACTTGATATTTTAAGTTTTCCACTCTTAAAAGTTGACATATCGGAAAAATTAATGCAATTACTACTCATAACTACTTGATTATCAATAGTTTTAACAATTTTAACACTTTTTTAACAACTTTAACTTTTTAGTGTCAATAACTTTTTTGATATTTACATAACAATTAAACCAAACAATTATGAATCAGCAAATTAAAGTATGTTTTGAAAACGAATTTAGGGACTGGGAATTTACGCACCTTCCCAATGTGGGAACATTATTGTTCTTAAAACCTATTAACGAAGTACATTTTTTCAGGGTAGAATCAATTACGTTTACTGAGTGCATCCATACAATTATTATCAATCTTAAACAAAACTAAAATGAGCAAAGAACAAAACAGGAACTTTCAAGCTATTGTTGTACTAATAGTAGCTTTTTTACTAACGGCTTTTTTACAAAATATATAATATGCAAGAAAATACACAATGGGTTATAAACTGCATAAACAGTTGTACTAACCTAGATCAGTTGAAGATTTGCGAAACTATTATAAGCCTTTTTAAGTTCCGATTAATGAAAGACGGAGCAACAGAGCAAGAAGTTTACATAATAGAAAGTGACCTTTTAGAAACCTATTTAAACAAAGAAGCATTAATTACCATATAATGTACGAAATTAAACAACACTACTTAACACAACTAGAAAATGAAGAACTTAGAAAACGAATTATTGAACTTAGAAACGAACTTAAAGCCGTCAAGGACTTATTGCAAAAACAAGCCTCAAATAGAGCAGGAAAAGAAAGAAACGGCAGTTAATATCTGCGAAGTAGTATGTGCTTATTACGGGGTCAAATACGGGCAATTAATGAGCAAATACAGGGGCGAATTAGTAACACAGGCTAGACAAATGGCTATGTATATTATTAGGGAAAAAACACAGCTTGGGCCTGAAGCAATAGCCAAAATCTTTGATAGGGACAGAACTACCTATTTATATTCATTTAACAAAATAGGGGAGTTAGTAAGGAGCAAATACAGGGATGATATTAAACAAGATTATTTTAATATAAATATTCAACTTTAACAGGTTATTAACGAATAATAGCTTAAATTTACACTACAAAACCAATTATTAACTATGAATCAGTTACAAAAAAAGACCTTTAACAAGGAAGAATTTGACCTAATTAGAAGTCAAATTGCACCAGAGGCAACTGCTGAAGAACTAAAATTGTTTCTTTATCAGGCACAATTAACGGGCTTAAACCCACTTACTAGACAACTTTATTGCATCCACAGGAACGTAAAGCAAGGTGCTAACTGGGTTAAGAAAATGACAATCCAAACAAGCATTGACGGGTTTAGGGTAATTGCTGAACGTTCAGGAACTTATGGTGGACAAAGTGAACCTGTATTTGCTGAAAAAGAAGGTACTTTAATAAGCTGCAAAGTATCAGTATTTCGCTTTCATAATGAAGTACGTTACGAGGCTTCTGTAGGTGTAGCTTATTGGGATGAATACGCACCTAAAAACAACGAAGGTAAAGTAACGGGAATGTGGGCTAAGATGCCTCACACGATGCTTTCTAAGGTTGCTGAAGCATTAGCACTAAGAAAGGCATACCCACAAGATTTAAGCGGCTTATACACTGGGGATGAAATGAACCAATCAGACGTACAGAATCCAGCTTACATTAAGAAGCACGAAATAGCTGAAGACCTAGAATTAGCTATTGATTTGGTTGTTTCTTTAGATGAATTAAAGCAACTTTACGTTCAAAATGCAGATATGGTAGAAGAAAACAAAGCTATTAAAAAACTATTTTCTAACAAAAAAACTACTTTATAATGGACTTACAATTAATTAAATTACAGGATAATTTTGACCTTTACAGGAAGCTATCCAGTAGTAACAATCCTTTTGTATTTAAGCAGGAAAATTACGATAAGTATTTATACTATAAGGGGAAATTAAAAGAATATTATTTAAAATCAGGCTATAAAGTAGAAGCTAAAATGAGTAAAGTAAAGTTTTTACTTATGTCTGATTTCACCGAAAAATACGAAGAATATGCTGATTAATACTTGCTGCGGATATGAAAGCGAAATATCCTACGACCTATGTCCTGAATGCTTTGAGCATTGCGACTGGGAAAATTTAGATGAAGAAGACGAAGAAGAAAAAATAAAGGACGAACAAGAACAAAACGATATGGATGAAATAATGCTAAGAGCAGCAGAAGAAAAATTAAATAACCAATAAATAAAAAAAAATGATAGTAATTTCAATCGCACAAGAAGACATTCAATGGAAGCCTGTACAAACTAAATCAGGTGTTAAACATTACGCTTCATTAGTTGTAGACGCTAGGAAAGAGAAAGACCAGTACGAAAACACTCATACTGTGTACAACAACCAAAGCAAAGAAGAACGAGCAGAAAAGGCTAAAAAGCAGTATGCAGGTAATGGCAAAGAATACAACTTTGAGAAAAAAGAATATTCAGTAAACCAGCAAGAAAAAGAATCACACGTTACAGATTTAGACGATTTATTTTAGTAAATATATAGGTTGGGTGAATAAGAACCTATTAGAAAATAAGCACACTTTTTTATGAACAACGGACTAAAAGGAAAAGAAACAACAGGATTAGTAATGTTAACTAAGAACGGCAAAGTAATACGAACTAAGTCTTTTGGCTCTAAGGCTATTAGGAAAGTAATAGTTTTAAGTTGGCTTCCTTTAGTAAACTACATAGACGAATTTCAATTAATCATACGTTTAAACGAACAACAATGACACAAAATCAACAAATTGCTAACTATCTTAGTAAAGGAAAAGCAATAACACCAATCGACGCTTTAAACAAATTTAACTGCTTTAGGTTAGCAGCTAGGATAAGCGATTTAAGAAACGACGGATTAAAGATTATTACTAAAATAGTTACAAAAGAAGGTAAAAGTTACGCTTCTTATTCAATTATTTAGTATATTTGTATTGATATATGCGACATATCAACAAAAACTTATTAGGGCAGAAGATTGACAGGTAGTCGCATTACCTGTTTAGTCTGAAGCCCTTTTTTTATTTTATGGCAAAGAGATTTACAGATACAGAAAAATGGAAAAAACCATTTATAAGAACCTTGAAAGCCCCTTATAAGCTGCTTTGGTTATATATATGCGACGATTGCGACCATACTGGGATATGGCAAATAGACATAGAAGTAGCAGAAATAAGAATTGGCGAAAAATTAGACTTAAATAAAGCAATTTTATATTTTAATGATAAAATAATTCCTTTAGATAATGGCACAAAATGGTTCATACCTTCATTTATTGAATTTCAATATCCTAGCGGTTTAAGTGATTCTAATAAAGCACATACTGCTATTATTAAAAATTTAGATAAATATAAAGATGAAATTACTAACTTTAAGCCCCTTAATAGCCCCTTACAAGGGGACAAGGATATGGTTATGGATAAGGTAATGGATAAGGTTAAAGATAAGGTTATGGTTATAATGCCTTTTGATTCAGAAATATTTATAAACTATTGGGACTTATGGAAGGATTATAAGAAAAAGCAACTTAAATTTACTTTCGCAACTCCACAAAGTGAACAAGCTGCATTAAAAGATTTAGTTAAATTATCAAAAGGGGATGAAAATACTGCTTTACAAATTATAGAACAATCAATGGCGAAAGGCTGGAAAGGATTATTTGAAATAAAAACAAACAACAATGGAATTAATCAAACACAATCAAGGACTTGTCCAAAAGTTACCGACGAACAGTTACACCAAAGTTTTATTAAACGTGCTAATGATTGGCACAACGGGGGAGGTATTTAACGAACTATGCAGGTTTAAAGATAAAGGTGAAGTTTTACCATTAAAAGTAATGGAACTAATACCTGTAAGTGAAAGACTTCCTGCACTTGCTAAATTATACGGGAATGATAAAATAGCTATTGTTTTATCTAAGGCTATTACTAAGGCACTTAATAACTTCAATTTACGAGTTGGGATGAATTCAGACCAAATAGCACAGTTAGCCTATTCTTTAATTGAATCAGCAGAAGAAGACCAGTTAGCAATTCAGGACATACTTTTATTTTTAGACGGAATGGTAAAATACAAATATGGTAAAGTTTACGACAGAATGGATATGCCTACTTTCTACGAAATGCTAGAGGTGTACAGGGAGCAAAGACATTTAGCCTATGCAGGACTTAAAGAAGAAACACATAGCCAAAACAAGGCTGCAGGGGACACAAACAGAATGAGTAACGAAATAGACAAAGATGCTAACCGAAACGCAATGATTGAATATTTAAAAACAAAATAACATTAGCCCTCACAAAAAACATTATAAACAAGGGGTTGGTTGTAATACGTGGGGGCTTTTAAAAACAAAAAAAATAATATATGAAAGATAAAGACTTACTAGAATTAATATTAAAAAATGTTACAAGGTTTGAAGTAATAGACCATTCTAAAAAAATGAGAGGTAGATATGTAGTTGAATATGGGGTTAAAGTTGAAGTATCTATTCAAGATGATGGTAGAACAATGAAAATATTTTTAAATGACCAAAACAAATAACGTATGAAGCAGTTAAACTTTTTTTTACAAATGAGTAAGTATAATCATAGACCAGCAGCACTTACATTTAATTATCATAATAGAGGATATTGGGGTAGAAAATTTAATTGTGATTGGGATATAGTATTTAAACATAAAAACAAATAACGTATGATACAAACAGCAATAATAATAGCTTTTATTTGGTTATGGGTAATTTATGAAATAATAACTGCACCCAATGAAAAAGATTTATAAAATAAAACAAGTTTGCAATATGTTTAATATCGACAACGCACAGAAGGTAAGATTAATATACATAGACGACAAAACAGAACAAGTCTTTAAATCTATTGCTTATGCAACTAGAATTACAGGAATACACGAATCTAGTATAAGACTAGGGCTTAATCCTTTAAAGCAAAAGAAATTTGAATATCAGGGCAGGAAAATAGTATTTCGCATTAATAAATAACATAGTTTTGCAATATGGCACTAATAACAATACCTAAACTAACTGCTAAAGCCCAAAAGGTATTTAATGCCTATATAAGAAAAAGGGATAGTGAAGACGGTTATTTTACTTGTATTAGTTGCGGTCAGGATAAAGAAGTTAGTCAAATGAACGCTGGACATTATGTACCACAAAAAGGAAGTTCTGCTTTAAGATTTGACGAATATAACGTAAACGGAGAATGCATATCGTGTAATGGGTTTAATGAATTTCACTTAGTAGGATATAGAAAGAACCTAATAGATAAAGTAGGGGAACGCAAAGTAATAGAATTAGAGCAGCAGTTTAGGTTAGTTAAAAAATGGTCAAGAACTGAATTAAACGAACTAATTGAAAGATACAGTTAACATATACGACACTTGCAAAGCAACTGAAATAAACGGATACTTCTGTTATTCATTTGTAATTGAAGGAACGACGCATTATGTTTTTGGTAATACTAAAATGGAAGCATTTGACTTTATGGCTGATTATATAAAACAATATTTAAAAAATGGCGAAGATAAAAGGGGATAGCACAAAGGCAACGTTCGGTAAAAGGAAATGCGGCAAGTATAAGAAAAGCAACGGACCAAAGGATAAGCCAGTTAAAGCATATAATAGACAGGGCAAATAATGAAAGATAGTTACGGCAAAAGAATATATAAGTGCAAATGCGGTTCAAACGAAGAACAGTTTGTATGGCAAAGCGAACTTGGCAAGTATAAGTTTAGCTGCTCAAAATGTAAAACTAAATTAGGAATAGAAGATATTTATAAATTACCACAAATAGAAACGGCAGCAATACGAACACCAACAAAAAACAGATAATGCTAATAACAGATATTAAACCAAATCCAAACAATCCACGCCTGATAAAGGACAATAAGTTTAAGCAACTTGTAAAGTCTATTCAAGATTTTCCGCAAATGCTTGAACTTCGACCTATTGTAATAGACGAAAACAATATGGTACTTGGAGGCAATATGAGGCTAAAGGCTTGTATTGAAGCAGGATTAAAAGACGTTCCAGTAAAACAAGCGAAAGACTTAACTGAAGCACAAAAGAAAGAGTTTATAATTAAAGATAATGTTTCATTTGGCTCACACGATTGGTCGGAATTGGCAAACAATTGGGATGTAGATTTAATTCAAGAATGGGGATTAGATATAATTGGGTTTGATAATGTTGAGGATTTAGGCGAAGGATTTAGTTTGCCTGATGGCGATAAATCTCCTTTTCAGCAAATGACTTTTACTTTAGCAGATGAACAGGCTACACAACTAAAAAATGCTATTGAGGAAATTAAACGCACCGAAGAATATAAATATGCAGAAACAATGGGTAACGAAAATTCAAATGGTAACGCTTTATATTTAATAATAATGCAATGGGCAGAGCAAAGGAAATCCTAGTAAAAGTTATATCTAGTAAAGTGGCTAATGAGTTTGTTAAATTAAACCATTATTCAGGTAAATTTGTGCCTAATAGTACAGTACATTTTGGTTGTTTTTTAGATGGTAAAATGCACGGAGTTTTAAGTTATGGCAATTCAATGGATAAATACAAAGTTGGTGCAACAGTTAAAAATACAGGATGGAATGAATTTATTGAACTTAACCGAATGGCATTTGATGAATATTTGCCAAAGTATAGCGAAAGTAGATGTATTGCAATAACAATTAAACTATTAAAAAAAAATGCACCACATATAAAATGGATAATTAGTTTTGCAGATGGCAGTCAATGTGGAGATGGAACAATATACAGGGCAAGTGGATTTAATTTAATAGGGGTTAAAGAAAATAAACAAATATTGAATTGGGATGGTAAAATTGTAGCTAAAAAAACATTAGATAATAAAAACTATCCATCTATAAATGGAAAATATTATAGTAGGCATTTATTAGAAACAGGACAAGCAAAGCCAATAGAAGGGTTTCAATTGAAATATATATATTTTATAGACAAATTAAAAATAGCTGATTTATCAGTTCCAATACTTCCATTTAGCAAAATAGATGAAATGGGTGCAGGGATGTATAAAGGGAATAAGGTAACTTTGGCATCAAGACAAGCGGGAGAAGCATAAAAGTAATGCGTTTGGCATTCCAGCCAAAAGAAGGGGTGCAATACCACCTTCCCGCTCAAATACAACGAGAAATCAACGAAGTATGGCAAACGATGAAAACTTAAAACCATTTCCTAAAGGTGTAAGCGGAAACCCAAACGGCAGACCAAAAGGTGTACCTAATAGCAAGACACGTTTATTGCGTTTACTTGAGTTAGTACAGACTAAGACTAACCCAATAACAGGGGAGAAAGAAGAATTTAGCGTAGCGGAACAATTAGACCTAGTAGTATTACAAAAGGCATTTAAAGGCGATTTAAACGCTTATAAAGAGTTAATGGATAGACTAGAAGGTAGGGCAAAGCAAACAAGCGAAATAGAGTTAAGCGGTGGACTACAGATTAACTGGGAAGAAAATAAAACATACGTAGAAAATAAATAAAGTGGATAAAACGTGCAGTAACCACAAGGGCTTAAGACCTGACTGCACTCTTTAAATTATGGAATTATCCATTAAACAAACAACGGCTTTAGATTTACTTGAAGATAAAACTACAAACGAAATACTTTTCGGTGGCGGAGCGGGTGGTGGTAAAACTTTAATAGGTTGTTATTGGCAATTAAAACAAAGGTTAAAATACCCTAACACTAGGGGTTTAATAGGTCGTTCAATACTTAAAACACTTAAAGAAACTACTTTAGTATCTTTCTTTCAGGTAGCTAAATTGCAAGGCTTAGACGCAGGTAAACACTATAAATATAATTCGCAGTCAAGTACAATAGACTTCCCTAACGGTTCAACTATTCTATTAAAGGACCTTTATAGTTACCCAAGCGACCCAAACTTTGATGAATTAGGTTCGTTAGAAATTACAGACGCTTTTATTGATGAAGCAAATCAGGTAGACGATAAGGCTAGAAATATTATTAAGTCAAGAATAAGGTTTCAGTTAGACCAAAACGATTTAGTCCCTAAGATTCTTTACACCTGTAACCCTGCTAAGAATTGGACCTACTCGGAGTTTTACAAGCCACAACAAGACGGAAGCATTAAAGACAATAAACGCTTTATAAGTTCGTTAATAGACGATAACCCTTTTATATCTAAGCACTATAAAGAAAACCTTTTAACACTAGATACCCAAAGTAAAGAACGTTTGCTATTTGGTAACTGGGAATACTTATCAGATTTATCACAATTAATTGAATATGAAAAGATACTTGATGCGTTTACAAATGATTTTGTCCCTAACGGCGATAGTTTTATTACTTGTGATGTGGCTCGCTTTGGAAAAGATAGTACTGTTATTGGTGTATGGAGTGGGCTACGTGTACGGTTTTATCAATTCAATGGTAAATCAGTTGTTGAGGTAGCAGACCTAGTTAAACGCTTCCAACAGGAAAATAAAGTACCTACTTCGCACATAGTTGTAGACGAAGACGGTGTCGGCGGTGGCGTATGCGATATACTACGCTGCAAAGGATTTGTTAACAATAGTTCTCCATTAGAAAACCCTATTACTAAAAAGAAGGAAAACTTTGATAACTTAAAAAGCCAATGTTACTACAAACTAGCTGAACTAATAAATAAGAACGAAATACATATAATAGCAGACGGGAAACAAAAGCAAATCATTATAGAAGAACTTGAGCAGGTAAAACAAAAGTCTGTAGATAACGACGCTAAAAAAGGAATAATACCTAAGGATAAGGTAAAACAATTAATAGGGCGTTCCCCTGACTTTAGCGATACTTTAGCTATGCGAATGTACTTTGAATACACTCCTAAATTTGTTGTATCGGTTTTTTAGTATAAAATAACTAACTTTGTTTAAATTATTACATTATGGGTTTATTCGACATCTTCAATAAAAAGAAGATTAATAATATTTTGCCTAACTATCCAATGGCTTCACAGATAGCAATTCAAAGCGGTTTAGTTACTTGGAGTGGGCAGAACGCAGCTTCATTTGTACACGACGGCTATCAGGGTAACGATATAGTTTATTCAATCGTAAAGCTAATTACTGATAAAGCTAAGTTGGCTCCGTTCGGTGTTTATAAGGTAATAGACGAAAAGGCAGCACGAAAGTACAAAGCGTTAATGTCGCAGCCTGACAAAATAGAAAACTTTAAGAAACTAGAAACGTTACATAAAAAAGCGTTTGAACTATATACTGGCGATGCTCGTTTAAATGAGTTACTTAAATATCCAAACGAAGACGATGCTTTTAGCGACTTAGTAGAACAATGGTGTGGATTTAAACTAATTACAGGTAACGCTTTTATCTATTCAAAGACAATAGAAGCAGGGGCTAATATGGGTAAACCTTTTGCTCTTTACGCTTTGCCTTCACAATATACGGCGGTTATAGCTGATACACAAGCCTTCCCTGCAGTTGCAGTAGGTTATCAACTTCAGTATGGTCCTATTTTTCAATTTACTAGAAAAGAAATATTACACGATAAATACTTTAATCCGCAATGGAACTCAACAGGTAACCAATTGTACGGGCAGTCACCGCTATTAGCAGCAGCAAGGACTTTAACACGTTCTAACGAAGCTAAGACGGCGGCAGTTGCATCGTTCCAAAATGGCGGTCCAGCAGGTGTTTTATTTATGAATGACGAAAGATATGATTCAGTACAAGGTCTTTCACAAGCACAGGCATTAAAAAAATCTATTAGTGAAAAAGGCGGTTCAGCTAATTACAATTCAATAGCGGTTTCAGGTTATAAAGTAGACTGGAAGCAAATAGGACTTAGCCCTGTTGAATTAAATATAATCGAATCTGAAAAGTGGGACATGAAAGCACTTTGTAATATTTACGGAGTTCCTTCACAATTACTAAATGACGCAGACAATAAGACTTATAACAACCAATTAGAAGGCGAAAAGGCTTTAACATTACGTTGTGCAATACCTTTGTTGAATTCTATTAGGGATAACATTAATAGAAAGCTACAAAGCGATTGGGGTTATACAGGACAAAATATTTATGTAGACTATGACGCTAGTATTTATGCTGAATTAGAATCTAATAAGAAAGAGCAAGTAGAATGGTTAAATAATGCGTGGTGGATAGCACCTAAGCAAAAAATGGATTTAATGGGGTTAGAAGTTCCTGACTACATTGACGAAGCAGAATTAGAGAAACTTTACATACCTACAAGTGTACAACCAATAGACGAATTCCAGCCGTTAACAATACCTGAATAAATGATTTGGCAAGACTATAAAAAGTTATACGCTAATGCTTTAAAAACCTATTCGCCAAAGTTCAAAAAGGAACTGCAGAAACAAGTAGATACATACTGCGATACTTTAGACTTTGATGCTATAAGCGATAAAGCCATTAAAACGACCATTAAGCAGCTTCACGTTGCAATGGGTACTCGTATGGCTAAGATTAGTCAAAAGGACGTTAAAACGTCTGTAAAGGGGCAAAGAATTGATTTTGAGGTAAAGAGTAAAGAAACAGACTTTTTTGCTTATGTTATATTAACTTATTTAGAGGCTAGGGGATTAAACCAATTAGCAGCAGACATAACAGACACGACTAAGAAACAAATACAATCCTTTCTAGATAAAGCAGCAGCAGAAAACCTAACATTACCTGAAACGATAAGATTATTAAGGTCAGCAGGATTAACAGATTATAGGGCAGAACTAATAGCACGAACAGAAACAGGAAGGTCAGCTAACATAGGTTCAATGGTTGGTGCAATGTCTACAGGCTTAGTAACGGTTAAAGAATGGATTTCAGCAAAGGACAATCGTACAAGAAGAATCCCACGTGATGCAAACGACCACTTGCATATGGACGGGGTTAAACTTCCAATGGATGCTAAGTTTGAAGTAAGGGCTAAAACATATATAGACTATATGCTGCATCCTGCTGATTCAACAGCTAGAGCAGGTAACGTTTGTAATTGTAGATGTACTTTAGGTTATGAAGCACAAAGGGATGCTAACGGGAAATTATTACGCTTAGAAAATAACCCTCCAAAAGGCGACGCAGGTTTATTATGGTCTTTAATGGGGAACTTATTAGGTCAAACAATAGGAACGTTAATAACTGAGGCATTACAATAATAAAAAATATATAACTTTGTCTTATGAGTAAATTTGAAGAAAAAGGTGCAATGGATTCTATATTAGACATTTCATCTGAATCAAGAACCGTTAAAGCGTGTTGGAGCAGAATTGGTAACGTGGATTTAGACAACGATATAATCGTAGCTGAAGCGTTTACTAAAACTATTGCAGAACGTGGCCCTAAAGGTAAAAACTTAGTTTGGTCATTAATAGACCATAAGGCAGATTTAGGACATACAATAGGCAAACCAATTGACCTTTATGTAGAAGGCGATATGTTAGTAGCTATTACTCAAATAATAGAAACAGAAGCTGGGGAAGACGTAATAAAACTATACGAGGCAGGTTTAATCAATCAGCATTCAATTGGTTTTAGTACTATTAAAAGCGACATAAACAAAACAAACCAAGTTAGAACAATAAGAGAATTAAAACTTTACGAAGGTTCAGCAGTTCTTTGGGGTGCAAACCCTGAAACACCAACGCTAGGATTTAAAAGCGAAGGAGTAGAAACTAAAGAAAGTTTATCAATACAATTAGACAATCTAATTAAAGCGTTTAGAGGTGGTAGTTTCACAGACGACACTTTTGCTTTAATGGAAATTCAAATAAAAAGAATACAGGCTTCATTATTGGAGTTAGAAATAGTAAAAGAATTCACTGAACCCGCAGACGCAGTTCAGCCGATAGCTATTGAAGAACCAAGTAATGAAGAAGTAACAAAGGCAATTAATCAATTTAACAATCTATTTAAAAAGTAAAAATGGAAAACGTAATTAACGAAATGGCAGAAAACGTAAAAGGCTTAAAGGCTGACGTATCTGCTCAAATCGAGGAAGTAAAATCTACAATCAATGTAGTAAAAGACGAAATGCAAAAGCAATTCGACGCACAAGCTGCAAAGCAAGTGAAGGCTGAAAAGAAAGAAAGCAAGAACATTAACGAAGCTATCTTAGAGAAATTAGACGGAAAGTTCGGCGAATTAGAGTATGCACTTAAAAGTTCTAACGGTTCTTACCGTATGGATTTGAAAGAAGTAAAGAATATGTTATTAAGCAATAGCTTAACTGGCGACCCTGTAGCTTCTTATAGCACACGTCAAGCTATATTCCCTGCACAGAAAGTAAATTTTCGTGATTTAGTTCCTACAGTTCAAAGCACAACTGGTCTTTATGTTCAGTATCGTGAGAACGCTGGTAATGTGAATAACATTGCAGTTCAAACTGAAGGCGACGACAAAGGACAGAACGACTACGCATTAACAGAAACTAAAATAGTTACTGATTATATCGCTGGTTTCTCTACTTTCTCTAAGCAAATGCTTAAGAGTTTACCTTTCATTACTCAAACTTTACCAAGATTATTACAACGTGATTTCTTCAAGAAAGAGAACGCTATTTTCTTTGGTGTTGTTTCAGGTGCTGCAACAGGTTCAACTACAACTGCAGAAACTAACGATTTGTTACAATTAGTAGATTACATCGGTAACCAAAAGGCTGCAAACTTTAACGCTTCTTATGTGTTAGTTAGCGAAAACCAAATGGGTAAATTATTGAAAGCTACTATCGCTGCTGGTTATTACGCTGGTTCTGGTTCAGTTGTTGTTAGCCCTATGGGTGGAATGACAATTTGGGGAGTTCCTGTAATTTCTGCAAGTTGGGTAACTAACGATAAAGCATTAGTTATTGACCAAGACTACATCGAAAGAGTAGAAACTGAATCTTTAGCAATTGAATTCTCTTACGAGAACGGAACTAACTTCCAAAAGAACTTAGTAACTGCTAGAATTGAGTGCATGGAAGACATTAACCTAATGCTAGCTTCTTCTGCAATTTATGCAACAGTAAACGCTTAATTGTAAGGTTTATAAAGATAAATTTCCCTCACCTTAATCGGTGGGGGTTTTTTATTAGATAAAATGACTAAATTTGTAAAAAGAACTATATGGCTTATTCTAATTATATTTTAGATTTTACTTTAACTCCAACTGGAACCATAGTAGAACCAGTAACACTTGCAGAAGCTAAACTTTATTGTAGGGTAACTACAACTGCTGACGATGCTCAAATAGAGTTAATGATTAAACAAGCTAGGGAAGCAGTAGAATCAGCTACAGGATTAAGTTTAATTCCTAAAGGTGCAATAGTTTGGTTTAGCAATTTTGATGGCAAATTTGAATTACCTTTTGGTCCTATGGTTTCTTTTACTTCATTAATAACTGAAGCAGGGACTACATTAGATGCTACTGGATATACTTTATTTGGTGGGCAGTTCCCTAAATTACAACGTCCTACATACGCTAATTTAAAAGCTACTTACACTGTAGGTTACACAACTGTACCTGCTGATTTAAAAATAGCTATTTTAGACCAAGTAAGTTATGATTATGAAAATAGGGGACTAGATGCTAATACTGGCATTTGCGAAAAGACTTGGAAAGCGTGTCAAAGAAATACAAGAATTAGCCCAATACTTTAATATGAAATTAGGAAAAGCCAAATCAAACTACATAGACGCTAATACAATGACTAGACAAGTTAAAGTATATGCTTCAGCTTTGACTAGCGACGGGCAAGGCGGCTATACAACTACTTTTACGTTACAATCTACGATATGGGGCGATTTAAGACCTAGCGACCAAAGTAGAGCAGTAGATGAAGGAAGATTAGAGTTTGACCGTTCTAATAGACTTTATGTTCGTTACGGGGCAGTTATTAGTGATACTTCACAATTAGAAATTGATGGAGTAACATATACAATACACTCAATAAAGGATGTAGAAAATCAGCATAGATTTTTAGAACTAGTAATTTATTCATAATGTCATTTGGAGTAAATTTATCAGGCATAAAAGAAATTCAAGTTGCTTTAAATAAAATAGATAAGCAATTAACACAAGATTTGTCAGACGAAATGAATTCTTCTGCTTTAACTATTGCTTCAAGTGCTAAAAGGCTTGCTCCTATTGATATGGGATTTTTAAGGGGTTCAATAGGAATAGACCCTTCTGCAAATGGATTAACTTATTATGTAGAGGCTAAAGCTAAATATGCTGCATATATTGAATTTGGCACAGGTGGATTAGTTGACGTTCCAGCAGGATATGAAGATTTGGCTATTTTATTTAAAGGGAAAGGCGTAAGAAAGGTAAATATAAGACCACAAGCGTTTTTAATACCTTCATTTGAAAGTGAAAAGCCTAAATTGATAACAAGAATTAAAAAACTATTAAATGTATAACGCTAGTTTAGAAATAAAGAAATGGTTTGTAACTAATTTGGCTTCAATTGGAGTTCCTGTCTATGACGGATTTGCTCCTGATTCAGCACCAAATGAATACATAATTTTAACAGGCAGAACTTCAAGTCAAGAACAAGGAAAAAGCGGTTATACTAATAATACAAGTATAGTAGTGGACATTGTTACAAAAAGTGCTAACTTTGGGTACAAGCGTTCGGAAGAAATTAGCAATTTGATATTAACTGCGATAAATTCTGATACTAATATTAGTTTAAGCACAGGGTGGAATGCCTCAAGTTTAAGCGTAGAAAGTATAAGAAATTTAGATGGGTTAAGTCCACTTGAAAACGTATTTAGAACGATTATAACTTATAATATAATAATAACACAAATCTAATAAAATGGCAGAAACTAAAATTTCAGCAAGGGATATTATCCTTTTAGTAGATATCGACGGCGATTCTACTTTCAAACCAGTTGCTTGTTTGACTTCAAACTCAATTACTTCAACTTTGGACACTATTGACGCAACTTCTAAATGTGGCGATTCTTACACTCCAAGTCCTTCTTTCTCTCAAACTATTGAGTGTGAAGGTTTTGCGATTGATGAAACAGGAACACCTGCTAAAGATTCTTATCAACAATTATATGCTGCACACACTGCACGTACTATTTTTGCTGCTAAGTTTGGTAAAGCTGTTCCTACTTCAGGCGATATTACCTATTCAGGTACTGTTTGGATTAGCGACTGGGGTGTTACTGCTGATGACAAAGACGATGTTAAGTTCACTGCAACTTTTGTAGTAGCTGCACCTCCTTTGACACAGACTGAAACAACTTAATAAAAAAACAACCATATGTACGAACTAAAAACAAACAACAAAGTTATTTCTTTGCAATGGGGAACTTGGGCAATGAAGCGTTTTTGTGAATTAGAAAATAAGTCGTTAGTAGATTTAATTAATATTTTATCTAGTGGCAGCTTTGAACTTAGCACAATTATAAATATTATTCGTGCGTCTGCTGAAAGTGGATGCAAGACTAATAAAAGCCCAATTGACTTTGAAGAATTTGAAGTATGCGAATGGATTGATGAAGTAGGGGGATTGTCTGCAAAAGATGGTCAACTTATAGAATTTATCAAGTATATGCAAAACTCAATGACACCCGAAACAAAGGATAAAAAAGGAAAGAAGGAAGAAAAAAAAAATTAGGTGATATAAGTTGGGATTCAGTAATTATTCTCGCTATTGAAGTTGGCTTAACAATTAATGAGTTTTGGCAATTGACGTGGCGGGAATTTTTATTGTATAAAACGGCTTATGATAATAGGCAAATAAAGGAATGGGAAAGAACAAGGACTTTGGCTTATATGATTTACAGGTCAAATTCAGCAGAAAAGAACCCTAAAAGTATTAAAACGTTTTTTCCTTTGCCTAGTGATGAAGTAGAAGTAGATGAATCGCCTAAGATTTCAGACGAACAATTACAACGAACTTTGAAATTATACGGAGTAAAATAATAAAATGGCACAAGAAACGTTAAAGATTACCATAACGGCAGACAATCAACAAGCCGTTAAAAATATACAAGAAACTGTAACTGCAACTACTAATTTAGGTAATGCGTTTAAAAAGTTACCTAATGCAAGCGGTCAAGCCACAATGGCTTTATCTAACTTGTCAAGGGTTGCACAGGATGCTCCTTATGGGTTTATGGGTATTGCGAATAACATTAACCCTTTATTAGAATCTTTCCAACGTTTACAAACTTCTTCAGGTAGCACAGGTAAAGCATTAAAGGCTATGGGTTCAGCTTTAATGGGTCCAGCAGGTATTGGTTTAGCAGTTGGTGTTGTTTCTTCTTTGTTTGTTTCTTTTGGCGATGAAATATTAAATTTTATTACTCAAAGTTCAGGAGCAGAACAATCTTTGTCAAAGTTTAACGAAACAATGTCTAAAAGTGTTGGAGAAGCACAAGCAGAAATTGATAAGCTGACGATTTTAAACGGTATAGTTTCAGATAGTACTAAGAGTACAGAAGAAAGAGAAAGGGCTTTAAATATGCTTAAAACGACATATAAGGGCAATTTAGAATTACAGGCATTAGATATACAAGACGGAGCAAAGTTAACAGGTATTATAGACGGCATTGCAGCAGCGTTAAAGCGTAAAGCAATGGCACAGGCTTTTGCTACAATTATAGCAGAAGAAGAAGCTAAGAAGGTTAGATTACAAATGCAGGATATGAACCAAATGCGTGAAAGCGTAGGTGGTGCAACAAAGGCTTGGGAATTTATTAAAAGTGCAATAAGCGGAGCAGGTTCTGCGATGTCAGTAGTAGAATTAAATACCGCATTGACTACAAAGGCTTTAGACGGTAATGCTGCCGCAATTAATGAAGTAGACGGAAATTTAAAGCGTTTAAATACACAATATGGTGCAGTAATTAGCGACCAAATAAAACTTGATGATACTACTACGCTTTCTACAAGTGCATTAAAAAAGCAAGGTACTGAAACTAAGGCATTGACAAGCGATATGCAAGCGTATCTTCGTGCTGCTAACGCAATAGCTGCTCCTTCACGAGAAATGCGACGCAAGGCAGTTGGTATTGATTACGAAGTTGGAACGTTAGTGCCACCTAAAAAATTACCTGCAGTATTACCTGCTTTTGCTACACAATACGAGGCAGAACAAGCTGATAAAAGAAAGGATGACTTGGAAGTATACAACCAAAAATTACAAGTAGCAAGCCAATTAAGTAATAGTATAGCAAATGGTGTAACAGGTGTTTTCGAAGCTATGGCAAACGGAGAAAGTGCAGGCGATGCTATTTTGAATATGTTTAAAGATATGGTTATGCAATTAGCCCAAATGGTTATTCAGGCTTTAATATTTAAGGCTATTATGAGTGCTTTGGGTATGGGTGGTGTTGGTGGTGGTGGCGGTGCATTAGGCGGCTTAGGTTCTTTATTAGGGTTAGCAAGTGGAGGTATCGTAACTGGTCCTACTTTAGCTATGATAGGTGAAGGAACGGAAAGCGAAGCAGTTATGCCTTTAAGTAAATTAGATTCCGTAATGGGTAATGCCTTTGCTAGTGGTGCTGCTTCAGGTGGCGGTTCTGCACAAAATGGTAGTTTTGTTTTGCGAGGACAAGATTTAGTTTTAGCTTTACAACGTTCTAATTATTCATTAAATCTAAGAAGGGGAGCATAATGGCATACAATAATAAATATAAAATAACATTTGCAACTAAATCTGGGGTAAATTCTTATGTTTATTTGCTTGAAGAAGGGTATTTAGGGGATTTAATAGAATATCCTGCTATAAGTGTTTTACTTGAATACATACCCAAAAGTGATGATATTTATGAACCTATTGTTGTAAGTCAATTAAGCGTAACAATAGATATTACAGACAATGTAGATAATATGCCAAATTTTACTACATTGAATGATAGGAAATATTTAGTAAAGTTATTTAGTGATACAAATTTAGAATGGCAAGGTTGGGCTTTAAGTGATAATGTTGACATTTCTTATACAACGGGTAGAAAAGAATTATCTTTTAATGCTATTGACGGGTTAGGTATGTTAGAAAGTATTCCTTTTCAATTACCTGAAAATTATAGATATATTAATACAAGAAAACTTTTAACAATATTATTAGATTCATTATCATTTATTCAATTCCCAACAGGATTAAATGTATTATCTGGTATTAGTTATTTTTCAAATGGTATGAGCAATAGAACTGCCTTAGGTAGTAATGAAACACTAAATCAAACTTATGTTAGATTAACAACTTTATTAGATAATGATTTACAACCATTAAATTGTTTTGAAATATTAAGCAATATAGCTAAGTCTTTTGGGAGTAGAATATTCCAAGCGGAAGGCTTATGGTTTATTGTGCCTTTAAATGAATTTGCAAATGATTATTATTATTATACAATTTATAATACTTTAGGTGCAGTTGTTTCATTTGGTCAAAGAAGTAAGACAATAACAATTCAAGAGTTTACTAATAATACTAGTGGTGCTTATTTTATTAATAATTCTCAATATAAATTATTAAAAAAGGGTTATAATAAAATATCAATAGATAAAAAAATTGAATATCCTAGTAACTATATTACTAATTATAATTTACAAAATTATGTTGATAATACTGCATTGGCTTGGACAAATCAAATAAGTGGTGGTCAAATATTAATAAAAAAATATACAAATGCAGAATTAAATTCTTTTATACTTTATAAAAATGGAGGTTCTACAGATTATGTTTATGTAAGTCCTCAAAATTTACCTTCTTTAAGTTATTTAGATAATATTGAAATAAGTTTTAATATTTTAGATTCTGGGGGCTTTGGAATAACCGAGAATAATATGTATGTTAAAATAATGCTTGATAATGGGTATTTTTGGAGTAGTGATGAAAAATGGGTAAACGCAGGCTCTACAGGAAGTGTATTTTATTCCGTAAAAAATGATGGGCAAATAACAATTAATTGTACTCGTGTACCTTTTAATTCAAGTTTAACTATACAATTTTATTTAGGAGTAATTGATGGAGTATCTTCAAGTGGTTGGGTAGAAATAAATAATTTTGCTTTAAGTATAACAGAGAGGCTTATAAATGTAACAATTGATTCTTATTTTACAAATAGTAATGATTATGTTTATGAATTAGATTTGCCTTATGGATTTAATAGTATAAACATTGCTCAATATTACTATAATGGATTTTTATGCAATTCTAATGGAGATAGTTTATATAATTGGTATAATCAAAGAACTTCAAGTGTTATATACAATAGTTTGGCTGAATTAATTATAAATGCATATTCTAATTCATTAATTAAAAATGTAATTAATGTAGATTCTTCTTTTTTTGCTGTACCAGCAGATACAACAATTAAATTAAATAATAGTACACTTATAAAAATGACTGATACCAATATAGTAAATTCTGTTCAAGATAAGTCATATATAATTGGTAATTCAACTATTAATTTAGTAAATAATGAATCTCAATCTACTTTACTTGAATTAGAAAAAAACTCTACTGCAACTACAATTGATATAAATTATACTATTGAAACACAAGGTAGTCCATACCCTGTAAAACGGTCTTTACCTAAAACAACTAGACCAGCGGCAGTATTAGCAGATTTGACAGATAATATTTTATATATTTTAGGCCAGTCTTCAACTGCTTATGCTGGAGCAAAGGCATATACTGACCAATATTGCAGTGTTTTATTTAATGGCAATAATGCTTGGTATAAGGTACAATCAGAAAATCTTATTAATTATAGAATTTATTTTATTGCACCAAACGGAGTTTGTTATGTAAATGACCCTAGATAATAATTGTTTAAATTTGTAATATGGCAGAGAATGTAATTGGCAAGAATATTTTACTTTATTACCACGAACCTAGTTCGGAGGCATACCCTGACGGAAGGGATATTCCGTTTTCGTGTTCAACAGATTGTAGCTTTAATGTTTCAGTTGATCAAAAAGAAGTAACTAGTCAAACTTCGGCATGGTATAGAGAATATAAGAACGATATAGCTTCTTGGGGGATATCTTGTAACGGTT